GTTGTTAATTTCATCTGCAAAGAGTATATAACTCTTACTGTGGGAAAGTATAGAAAATCCCCTGAAGATGCTGCTCACTCGATATCACCTTATAATGAAATTAACCTCTTAATTCTTTCTAATCAGTGGAAAGATTGCGAGATAGTTACTAACAGTCAACAGGGGCATAGATTAGCGGATTTGTATCATTCACAAGAGGGAAGATATGGAGACCCACAATGACAATTAACAAAAAGGATTACAGTCACTACGATGTTACCCACGGAGAGCAGATTAACTATGTTTGGATAACACTTAAAGAGTTAATCGTCATCCAGTGGGAGTATATCAGAAAACACAGATTATGGAGGGTTATTAACAACGATGTGGAAAACTTACCGTAAATTGTTGAAAACAATTAAATGGTAAATTAAATCTAGTTGAGTGTTACATAGTGTGGAAAAACCTGTGGATAAAATGTAGTCTTAGCGTGTAATCTATCGAAAGTCAATCACATTTAACACACCGAAATCTTCTGAAACACATGTTAACAATCACTGACCAATCTCTTGACAAACTAACAGAAACCGTTTATAATAAGACTGTTAGTTTGAAAGGCAAAATGCAGTATCTCGTTGAGGATGAAGATGGCAAATTACATGGCACGTTCTATTCAGTAACTGACCTAGAATTGTACATGGACGCTGTTAGAAACTCTAGGGGAGAAAGATATAAAGAACTGCCCAGACATTCCTGCTTTGATTATATCAAATCGATTGGTTGGTATCTATCAATTAAGGACGAGAATAACTAAACAGTTATTAACAACAATCATTGGGAATGTGTTTGCCCTAAAGTTACACCAATTGACCCCTAATTTACATCATTAAAATGTCACAAACATTCGCAATCTTTCTTCTAGAAAATGCAAACAATGGCAATGAAATCTTATCAGTCCTCGATGATATCGTAGAGACAGTAGATACAGTGCTTTAAGTAAGAACAATTGCTTGACAATTAACAGTTATTAATGTATACTTAGAGAGGTGTAATAGCCTCTCTTAAGTGTTACTCAGGGCAGTTAAATTAGCCCCCTTAAATATTAAAAACGGCCACTACCCTAACCTACAAAGGTACCCGAAAGGGCATGATATATTATTAAAAATATTTTTTCCTTATACATATAAAAAAATCGCCAAGAACATTTTACGCCACTATGAATTTTAGACAAGATTATCAAGATGATCGTGTATGGTGTATGGAGCAGATTTTAAAGTATGAGGGATTTCTAGACAGTAGAATCTATGCCTGTGCCGATAAGTGTGTATCAGATGGACTGACAACAGACTCTAAGGACGTTATTAAAGCATGGGAAGACTGGAAAGTCCGATTTCCTTCCAATTATCCCATAAATAATAGGTTATAAGAGACATGTCAAAAAGATTCACCCTTCAACTTGAACTCAACGACTTCGAGGAGTTATCCATACACCTACCTGATGAAGTTAGTGAAGACCTTGGATGGTATGAGGGAGATGAATTAGAATTTGAAGTAGACGATGTATCAGGTAGTTTTACTCTGAAGAAAGTTGAAGAATAAAACCTTCCCCACCGAGCGACCACAATCTCAAATGACTGAACAATTCTCACAAGATGATATGAAAGCCATAGAGGCAAACTTTAAAGCGATTGAAAAGTCCTTTAAAGACATTAGAGAGGGATTTGACACAGTGAATGAGACTATTATCAAGATTAGTTCTAATCAAAAGATTATTGCTGATCGTGTAGAGACTATTGAAAAGACATTATCTAAGATACCTACACCCGATAAGATCATGTATAGACCAGTAGGTGAAGACGACTACATGAATCTAGGTGATAATTTCGATATGTTATACGCAAAGATTAAGGAATTACAGCAATGACTACTAGAAGGAGAAAAGGCGGTTGTCATACCGATGGGTCATTATGTAGAGAAATAAATCAACTAGACGAAGGTTACTATAGTGGTATAGGAAACCTAATAACACATTGTCATGCTTGTATGCCTGACCCTGCGTTTGGTCCTGCTAGAATTATAGATGCACCTGTATATCCTCCTATTGTGCAACCTACAGGTTTAAAAGAAGAAGATAGAGATGCAGTTTGTTATAATAATATGATATCATCTCCATATCCACCTAGTTACGGTGGAGGAGTGAATTATGGATCACCAGCAAACTATGATGGTGTAAGTTTAACTAACTGTGGTAAGAACTTAAAGCTGATTGATTGTGGAGCAGTCTTATTTGACTTCTTCCCTAATGGATTATCCTTTCAACCAATGGATAGTGATACTTGGTTTGGATATGTTTATGACATGGGTATTAATGCAGGTATAATTGGAGTGCCTTGCTATCATGTTACAACTGAAGGTTTAGTAGAATCTGGTAATGCTACAGCAGAAGCAACAAAAGGAGAATGTGAGCAATGCTCAGGTTTCTATTGCACCCCTGATAGAACATATATTAGATACACATATAATGGTCCTGATGAGACAGGTGACCCAGATTGCCCATATCCCCTTGTATTCGCCATAGGCACTGATAGCAATAAAGTGGTGTTTCAGTATAATGAACTCGCTACAGCAGTTCCTAATGGGGTCTCAGGGTTAAACTTTGTATATACTCAACAATCTATAGACTTACCAGCGTGGAGCAACTACGATTATAGTGCAGATCCTGTTGTAACCAATCAAATGGGATGGGAGAACTCAGAGGTTGAGTTCCAAACGTTTGAAGTTTTTGATGGTCCAGTGTTTCAAAATGGAATTAAGACTGGATTATCAGTAAAATGTAGAATTAGACCAGCACTCGATGAAACAAATGACCCTGTTACCATTATAGGAACAGAATGGGAGTTGATGGAGATGATTTCTCCAGGTCAAAACTATGCTGTTAATGATGTTTTTGATATTCAGCATACCCATAGACACCCAAGTGGTGATGAAACTACCTTTGCTATTGCTTTAAAGGTCACATCACTTGCTCCAACTACTAGTTTAAGCGGTGGAGCTGCATTTGATGTCATGATTCCTGGCGATATGCTCAATGGACACCTCGTAATGCGTGTCCAACATGCAGATTTAGACAATTTTCCTTATCATATAGCGTATTTGGATGAAAGAGGGAGTGCTTTTACTAAAGATACGCAGTATACATCAAGTCGTAACCACGTAATTACCGCAATTGCAGGTCATGGCATCAAAGATCGTGCTTATTACGGTGGATTATTTGAATTTTTCGATAAATCTATCCAATATACAACTCATAGTGTCAAACCTGGTGCTCCAAACGTGTGGACTGACATAGAACAACCCGATGTTAGCGTGCAAATCACTAATGGATACGTTTCTGGCGTTACAATTAACGATGGAGGGCAATCTTGGGACAAATTACCGCCAAATTTGAAGGCAGAAGTGCAAATTTCGAGTCCACCAATCGTTACTGGTAAGACTGCGAAGGCAGAAGCCACGTTTACTAACGGTGTTTTGACAGATGTAAAGATTACTGACGTTGGATCTGGTTATAATGAGTCTTATCCACCAGATTTTTGGGTTAGACACTTCGATCCAGAGGTAACTAACACAGTTTGGGATGGTGTTCCTGATGAAGAAGACCAGTATAATGAATTAATGCAGTTATTTCGGGATTATGCAGCAACTGATAAGGAAGAAACTGCATATCAAAAGAAATTGATTGATTATATTATCAATCCTGCACAAACTAATCCAAATTGGAATGCTACTATTAATACTAGGGAAGCGTCAAAAAATGTAAGAGATATGACAATTCCTGATCCAAATACGGAAGTGCAGGTAGATCCTTTTGTAAAAAGAGTTATAGATCTTCCTCAAAGACTATACAGTCCGTCTGTAATTGCGAAAGTGCGTGAAAATGTAGTGCCTTTAGATAGACCTATGCCAAAAGAGGAGTTGATGGAGAATAAAAATCAAATTCCAATGGATAGATCTCTATTAGATCAGTTAGATACGGATTTAAAGAATGCATATAAAGCACATAATGATCAAATACAAGAACAATTAACTAATATTACTCAAGTAACTGGTGTACCTGATAGTATTACCTATGATGAGAATAGTGTAAGGACTGTGCAGCGTAGATTTCTTGATATGCCTCATGCTTCACCAGGAACTAAATATTATATGAAACAGTATAGATCAGATCCTAGAAAAGACATTTATTTTACTGTTACTCTAGGACATGATCCTCTTGAAACTGGATGTGGGCATTTTACTTGCAGTGCTCCTACTCCACCAAGTGATTTTTCAACTTATGATGGTAATACTGGTGTTACCAGTACTTACACTTATTCAGTTTCAGGTGCTGTAGAAGGTCCAGGATGTAGAGGTTGGTCTGCATCAGGTCAACAGCATATACGACATCATATGACAAAATCAACTAACACTTACACAGCCACAGTGGCTGCATACGGAAACCCCTTCTAATGGCAGGATTATCAGCAGCAGTTTTTATAGGAAGTGATAGTGGACATGGACGTTGCATTCCAGCTAATGTCCATGCTACAGTAAGTTGCGGTGGAACGTGCAAAACTGCACCCAAAAAATCCATCGCAACAATGGATTCCACTAATATATGGCCTCCATTTCCGCAAACGCCTCTCAATGTGATGCAAATCGTGGGTAATGTTATTATCAACGGCAATTTTCCTATTGTCGATCAAGATCTTTTAACTAATCACCCTCCAACATGCACACAAATTGTAATACGAGCAGGATGTAAATATCCACCTCCACCTCTAACATGTCCAACACAAACTCTTTGTGTGGAAGATATTGCTGGTGGCGGTGCTCATATTAGAAAAGCGTTTGCAACAACCAAAACCGTGTTCATCAATGCTAGACGAGCGTGTAGAGTGGGTGATCCACTCGGACCTCCATGTCTATCAAAGATTGCAACAGGATCACCTAATGTTTTTATCGGAGTTTAAATTATGGCAATGAAAGTCGCTTGGAATAGTGGTGGTAGCTATGTAGAAGCTATACCCAAAAAGACGAGACAAGGAAAAGGCAAACATTCAAAATATGCTGCTTCATCTCGTAATAAAGCACCAAAACGACCTCGTGGACAAGGCAAATAGACAAAAGGACTCTTCGGAGTCCTTTTTTATTGAAAACCCCGATAAATAACTAAGAATAATAGATCTTTTTTCTATAAATGGCGTTAAAGTCAATAACTAGCACTGATATAAAGAGGTCTAGAGCTTTTAAGGATATCTCTATGAGTATTCTTAAAAACCCCTTTACTAATGACATATCACCAGTGACTAATGAAGAATCTATAAAGCAATCTATACGAAATATAGTTTTAACTGCTCCTGGCGAAAAATTATTTAATCCTAAATTTGGATCTAGTGTATATAAGATGCTTTTTGAGCCTTTAGATCCGTTTATGATTGATTCATTGCAAGTTGAGATCAGGAACACAATAAGTAACTACGAAAAACGAGTTACTGTAACGGGTCTCAGATGTATACCTGATTATGATAACAATTCCGTTACTGTGAGTTTGGAATATAATATTATTGGTTTACCAATAACGGAGACCATTCAGTTTGTATTAGCGAGACCATCCTAATGTTACCAAATAATTTAACAACACTTGGGTTTGAAGATATTAAGTCTTCTATCAAAACGTATCTAAGAACTAGAGATGAGTTCATAGATTATGATTTTGAAGGGGCAGGTTTATCATATATGATTGATGTGTTAGCATATAACACATATTATTCTTCATTTATGGCAAATATGTCCATGAATGAGGCATTTATCGCTTCTTCCACGGTTAGGGATAACGTTGTTAATATTGCGAAATTATTAGATTATTGTCCAAGGTCTGTTGTTGCATCAAAAGCTTGTGTACACTTAGATGTGCAAACTACACAGACTGCAGAAACATATCCTAATAATATTACTCTTTTAAAAGGTCTTTCTGCTACAGGTGGTAATTTAGTGTGGAATGTCTTAGATCCAATTACTGTAGAAGTTGATCAAACTACAGGAAAGGCAAGATTCCATAATGTAAAGATACAAGAAGGTAGTATTATAAACTATTCTTACACTGTAGATAACTTTGCGAAGCAGAGATATATAATTCCTTCTGAAAATGTTGATACTACAACACTTTCAATAAGAGTGCGTCCAAATGCAAGTAGCACTACTTCTGATAGTTATAATTTGGTTGAGAACATAACTGAGGTTAAGAGTACTGATAGAATATATTTCTTATCTGAAACTGAAGATAAGAGATTTGAAGTTTTCTTTGGTGATGGAGTTATTGGAAGGAAACTGGTAGATGGTGAGGTTATTGATTTTGAATATATTGTTACTAGTGGTGCTAAGGGCAACGATACTAGTATATTTGCCTTTGTAGGCAAGTTTCTTGACAGTAATGCCGTAAACTATGGTGCTAGTGTAGCAACGCTCACAGTAGGTGATAAGGCACAATTAGGAGAGAAGGCAGAAACTGTTGAATCTATTAAATTTAATGCTCCTAGGTACTATGCAGCACAAAATAGAGCAGTAACTATTCAAGATTATGAAACTATCGTAAAAAGGATATATTCAAATGCTAAAACTGTTGCTGCATACGGTGGAGATGAATTAAATCCTCCTGTTTATGGAAAAGTCTATATTGCTATAAAAACTAGGACTGGATCATCCCTAAACGATGCTACAAAGCTCCAATTAGTGTCACAGCTTAAAACATATGCTATGGCATCTATTGAACCTGTTATTGTTGATACTAATACTCTATATGTTTATCCTAGAGTTTTTGCTACCTATGATCCATCTACTGCATCTAGAGATGTATCTACAATTTCAACAAATATACAAGATTCTATAACTGAATGGGCACAACAGGAAGAAATTAACAACTTTAATAATAATTTCAGTTTAAATAAGTTCCAAAAGGCAGTTACTGAATCTGATCCAAACGTAACTGATACTTCTACTCAAATTTCAATTGTTCAGTATATTACTGCTACTGGTAATACCTCCAATACATATTGCGTGTCAACTGGATCACCTCTACTAGATAGTGCTCCAAATATCCAAATTACTGAAGGTATTACAGCAACTGTTACAACAACTACTGACAGTAGCGGTTGTAAGAAAGAACCTATCATCAAATCGTCTAAATTTAGACTTGCTGATAGACCAGCTATAGATCAATACTTTGAAGATGATGGATTTGGCAATTTAGTGGTTTTCTATATCAGTGGTACTAGAAAAATCATTACAAATCCAAAAGGAGGAACAGTTGACTATAATACTGGTCAAATATGCTTTGGACCAGTTAATATCGTTGGTGCTGGTGGAAATGTTCCTGTAATTGATGTTAATGGTAATATTGACGAGACTACAGTTGTTGTTACTGGTCAAGTATTCCAGATTGCAGTCCAAGCAATACCATCCAACCCATCTATCATATACACCCCAGATCCAGGTACCGTAATTGAGGTTATAGTCCCAACTATATCCGTTTCTCCATTAGGTACTGATCTACCTTCGACTATCCCACTAAATAGTCTTACGCCAGAAAACTTTGAAATTACCCCTACTGTTATTGATATTCCTGATATTAACAATTCTGGCAACTTGGCAAACATCTCCTGTTTTTAGAAGTTAAATGACGACCACAAATAAGGTTTCTCAGGTAGTAAGCAAGCAGTTACCACAGTTTGTTGAAGATAATCACCCTCTTCTTAATAAATTACTTGAATATTACTATAAATCCCAAGAAAAAACGGGATATGGTCAGAATATCTTAAATGATTTCTTACAATATCTGAATATTGATAAGTTAAACATTGATATTCTTGATGGAGCGACAAAACTTGTACAGGATGCTGCAGTAGATTCTACTACATTAACAGTTGAAAACGTAGACTCTTTTCTTGATAAAAACGGTAGTATATTAATCAATAATGAGGTAATTTTTTATGAGAAGGCAGTTCCTTCTCCTAGTGTTGCTTTAAGTCCAGGTATTTCTTATGATCAGGTAAAAATAAAGTGGATTGGTCTTTCTAATCCTATTAATGATTTTGATGGTGTCAAGAACTCATTTCCATTACTATCACAAAATAGTCCTGTAAGTCCACCATCTCCACAACACCTTATTGTTAAACTTTATAACAAGGTTTTGATAGGTGGAGTTGATTATACTCTTGATAATAACAATATTAACTTCACTACTCCACCTAGAGCTAAAACAGTCTCTGATGGATTTGAGTCTACAAATATTACATACTTAAAAGGTTTTTCTGAAGACTCTATTTTAGCGTTAGACGATATTTCTAATAATTTTGGTGATAATAGAACTAGTTTTAATGTTAATAGAGGAGGAGTTCCTTATAGAGCAGTAGTTGATGAATATATTATTGCAATTTATGATGGTAATCTATTAACACCAAAAACTGATTTCACTTTTGATGAAACTACAATTTCTTTCAATTTCATACCTCTAGTTGGAAGAAAACTGGCATTATTTTCTATTGAAGCACCAATTCCGTCTTTTGGATCAGGTGCGGTTGGTTTTTCTCGTGTTAATGAGGCAGGTGCGGTAACAGGTATTGAAATTAGTAAGACTGGATCTGATTATAGATTTGAATATGCACCTAAAGTCAGTATTAAGTCTAAAGAAGGTTCTAATGCCGCAGTTAGGTCATTAATTAACGGTATTAAGAACACACAGTTACTTGGTGGCGGTAAAGGTTATAGTGAAAGTAACCCACCTACGGTAAATATACAAAGTCCAACAAAAGCAGGTGGTACACCAGCAAAACTTAGTGCTAAAGTAGTAGAAGGTTCAGTATCTGAAATAGTAGTAGAAGATTCTGGTAGCGGATATACATTTATACCAAGGGTTACCTTTGCACAACCAGGTGGAGCAACACTAGGAACTCCAACTATGGTTGGTGGGTCATTTAGTGGTGAAGTGCCTGTTACAAGTGGTGGAAGTGGATATACTACTGCCCCTGTAGTTTATGTTGATGAACCAACAGGTGAAGACCCTATTATAGCAACTTTTAAGGCAGTACTAAACGATAAGGGTGAAGTAGAGTCTATTACTACTCTTAATGCTGGTCAGGGGTATACAAGCACCCCTAGAATTGCAATTATTGACCCAGTTGGAGCACAAATCTTAGAAACTAAGGTTGATGCAGATGGTAGATTAATTGATATTGAGATATTGAGTGGTGGAAGTGGTTATGATGATGTTCCATCAGTTTATATTGTTGATGATCGACTTAATGATGTTGGTGCTTCTATTGGAGGATCAGGAGCAACTGCTGTTGCTGCAATTTTCAATGGACAGATTACAGATATTAATATAACTGAATTTGGATATGGATATAGTCAATCTAGTCCTCCAAAAATTATTATTCAGTCTCCACCTTCAGCAACAGCGTCAGTAGAAATAGGAACAGGTGAAGTTACTGGATTTGAAATAATAAATGGTGGATCTGGATATGAGAAGTGTAGATTTGAAGGATGTGCTAGAGCTGCTAGTGGAATTACCTCATATACTAATAATGGTGACGTTGTATTTTCAGGACAGACTACAGCTTCTACACATTCTACAAATGACGCTGTTACTTGCTTAGATGCAGTATTTGTTAAAAGATTACTTGACAAATATACAGAACAATACTTACCAGATGTTCCAAAACTAGATTATGCAAGTATTGACGTTAGAAATGCTATTAAGAACATAAAAACCTTCTATTCAACAAAAGGTACTTCTTTTAGTGTTGCATATCTATTTAAATTACTTTATGGTGAAGATGTTTCGATTTCTTACCCTAAAGATCAGATTATTAAACCTTCTAGTGCAACTTGGTCTATTAATACGATTTTAAGGGCAACTTTAGAGAGTGGTGACCCAGTAAACATTAAAGATGCATTAGTTCAGCAATTTGAGGACATTGCAGACGAAAATGTTAAAGATGCTAGTGCTCTTGTAGAAAATTACATTGCAATTAAGACTTCGGACCTTGAAATTTATGAATTGGTCTTATCTGAAGAAACTATTGAAGGAACTTTCATTGTTCCTTACAAAACAAAGTTGGGTGAAGGATTAACAGAGACAACTGACGTTATTACTGTTGACTCTACTATTGGATGGCCAGAAAGAAACGGTGAGATTGTAATTGCTAATGATGAGATAATAAGATACAAAGAAAAGTCTTTAAACCAGTTTATTGAGTGTACTAGGGCATCATCTGGCACAATTGCGAAACCTTGGGATGCTGCTTCTATAGTTAAGTCCAATTTTAAGATTTATCTTAATAAAGATACTCCACAAGAAGTTGTAATGAATATTGTTGGTATTGTTGATGCTCAACAAACCACTTTATCAGATACTGGATCATATTATCTTCCTGGAGATAAACTTACTGTTTCTAAACTAGGTGGTACTACACAAGCTCCTCAACTTACAGGATGGTTATACAACGTTAAAAAATTAATTGAAGTTACTGGTATAACCTATGGTGGTGTTAATAATCAGTCTGCAACAGTAACATGTAGTAATGATCATGGTTTATTGGTAGGTGATCAGGTTACTATCTACGGTGCAAACCCAACACTATATAATGGCACATTTTTAGTATCTTCAAGGGATTCTGCTAATGTATTCCAATATGTTCTTCCAAATACAGCAGTTGTAGAACCACAAGGTAATATTTTGATATCAGTTGACTTGAATAAAGGTAAGTCTACTGATACTGCTATTGAGAGTATAATTTCACTTTATACCACTAATGTGCAAAACACATTCTTTAATAATGATTATGTGTATGTTGCTTCTACTGGTATACCTAACTACAATATTGGACCTTTTGTTGGATCAGCACTTCTTCCAGGTAACCAGAGAAAACTTAATAGATTCCCTTTAACAACTCAAACTATATCTACAAAGACATTAACTCAATCTGGATCTATTGGTACTTGGATTAATGGTGTTTCTGTACAATCATATAAATCAACTGTTAAGAAAACATTTGGTGCAGTAACATCTATTTCAATAACCGATTCAGGTTCAAATTATGATGCTGAAAGACCTCCTACAATTACTATTGCTGGTGGTGGTGGATCTGATGCATCTGCTGCAGTTGTAGTTGATGGATCATTAACTGAAATTGAAGTTTTAACTGGTGGATCTGATTATACTACTTCTCCACTTGTTTCTATTGTTGGTGGAGGTGGATCTGGTGCTTCTGCTACTGCAATTGTTACTAGAGGATCAGTTTCAAGAATTCTTGTTAATAATGGAGGTACTGGATATACTTCTAAACCATCTATTACTATTGTTGGTGGTGGAGGTACTGGAGCAACAGGTAATGCATCCGTAAGAGGTCCAGTTAAGAGTATTAATATTACTAATGGTGGAAGTAGTTACACTTCTGCACCAACAGTTACACTTAGTTCTGGTGAAGGTGCTGTAGCACAACCAATTGTAAGTAATGGTAGAATTATTTCAATTGCTATTATTTCTGGTGGTGTTGGATATACTACTGCTCCAGAAGTTACTATTTTGGGAGATGGATTTGGTGCAGTTGCAAAAGCAACTATTGATTTGGATGGAGAAAACGTTGGTAAAGTAACAAGTATTCAAATACTTAATAGAGGTATAGGTTATACACAAGGTTTAACAACTATTGTTCTTGATTCTGTTGGAAGTGGTGGTAAATTTGCACCTAATGTTTTCCAATGGGTTTATAACCTTGAGGCAACTACTAATACTGATAGTGCAAAAGGTGCTATTTTTGAGGGTCTTAATACTCAGTATGGTGGTGAATATGCACATATCTCTAACCCACAAAGATTGAGGTATATTCTTGGTGATAACTTAATTAGTGCTGCTGATGGTAGTATTACAGAAAAAGAAAGTCAATTAGAGCATTCTCCTGTTATTGGTTGGGCATATGATGGTAATCCCATATATGGACCTTATTCATATGAAGATCCTACCGATTTAGGTTCTAATATTGTTAGAATGAGATCTTCTTATGCTTTAAAGACTAATTTAGTCTTTAATGAGATATCCAATCCAACTCCAGTTAGAATTGATGGTCCTTTATTAACTTCTGAGATTGCAGGTAATTTTGTAGAAGATTATGAATATAACTTTGGTAGTGGTGATTTAGACCAATATAACGGTAGATTCTGTAAAACTCCAGATTTTCCAGATGGTAGATATTGCTATTTTGTAACTATTGATGCAACTGCTGTTGGTAATCCAATTTTCCCTTATGTTATTGGTGATAGGTATAATTCTCTTGTAGATGGTTGGAATTTATCTACTGATGCTATTCAGCAGAATATTCCATCTGGAGTTATTCGTTATAGAGATCCATATGAAAATGTTGATATTGATGTAGAGCGTACACCAAATGAAACCTCTAATGCAATAACAACTGAAGATGGTTTTATACTTCTATTTGATCCCGAAGATGAAGATAGAAGTGGTGTTATAGAACAAGCAGAAATAGATGATCCAGAGCAAATGTATGAGGAATCACCTCTACAATTGTATGATTACTTCCCTAAAGTAAGATTTGACTCAAAAGTTGATATTGAAGTTGAAACTATTGAAAAATTTGAAGATGCATCTGTTAGTGGATTTATTATTGAAAATCCAGGTAAAAACTATCAGGTTAATGATATTTTAGTATTTGATAATACAGATACTGATGGTAGTGGTATATCTGCTAGAATTTCTAAAATTACTGGAGAACAAGTACAGTCATATACCTTTGAAAGTGTTGAGGGTATAAGTTATGGTATTTTAACTACAGTTCTTCCTCATAATATTATTACTGGTGATGAAATCTTTGTTGACTATACTCCTATAATGGATAATACCAACAAAACTTATAAAGCGAGACAATATAAGGGTATAGAAGAGATTACAGTTACACAAACAGGTAGTGGTTATAATGTAGACATTCCACCTGAAATTGTTATTGATGGTGATGGAGAAGATGCTGAAATACAAGCAGTTTTAACTACTGTTGGTAGTATTGATACATTCAATATTATTAATTCTGGATCTGGTTATGTTAATAATCCTAGAATTATTTCATCACATCCACAGGTCTTCAAAAAAGCAGATTACTATGCAACATTAATCAACAATAACGATTATGTTAAAATTAATGATATACATGTTAGTGCTAGTAAGGAAACTTTCCTTTGTGGATCAACTTTAGATGCTCAAGGGGATACTGTAGGGTTTATTGCCAAAATATCTGCGTTAGGTGTTAAAGAGTGGGAAAGGACTTTAGAATCTAGTTTACCTGCTGCTGGCACTACTAGTTTAGAATTTGAAAGACTTCTTGTCGATGGTTTAAATGTTTGGGTAGTTGGTCATAATAGACCAAATGGATCTTTATTAGAAGCTTATAATCCAGATGTTGTTTTAACCAAGTATACACAAGCAGAGGATGGTTTAAGTGCAATATTATCATGGCAAAAGACATATTCTGGTATTTCAGGATCTACAAGGGCTGATCATGTTACTTCTATAGTAAAACTATCAGATAGTCGTTTTGTTCTTGGTGGTTATACTAATACCAACTCATCTAACCCATATGATGCTTTTATTGCTGTAGTTGATACTGCAGGTACATTTGTTAATAAGAGAAAACTATCATCTGCTGATAAATCTGAAAAGATTGTTGATATGATAGTAAATGGAGATAATCTCTATTATGTAATGGAACTAGCAGATATTGCTGCTGGAAATGACATTACACTTGGTTTAGGTAAAGCAAGTGTTTCTACTACATTAATTACTGTTGATTGGGTTAAAGAAATTGAGCAATCAGTATACTCATTAATAGATGCAAGTCTTGTAGTTGATGAATATAATGAATTGTATATAACTTCAACCTTAAGGTTGAAGAGCGATGATACTACTAGAGATAGTATTTGGGTTGGTAAATTTGCTATCGATTCCGATTTAATCTGGAGTTATAGGTATCTTATGCCTTCCAGAGAAGTTAGTGTAGTTAATAGGTCTGCAATTGATATTTTTGGTAATTTAAATATTGCATATACTGAGGAAAACATCACTAGTGGTGAAAATAAAGTAGGTACTATAAAAATTAATTATAAAGGTGAAATTGTAAATCATACTCAAAATACATTTGATATTACTAATACAACTGATAATAACATTGAAGGTCTTACTGCTGGTGCTCTTGAGGTAGATAATTCTGGTGATGTTTATGTATTTGGACAAACTAAGTGGAATAGAAATGAATGTGTATTTGATTTTGCTGCTAGTGAAACTGTAGATCTTTGTGGTCGTTATACTTTAAATACAGTTGGATTAACTAGTTCTGTAACATATGCTGATAATGTTGCTAAGATATATGGTTACAATCCATCTGGATTAAACTCTTCATGGGTTAATTCTGCTATAAGAATCGATGCATCCGATTTAGGAAATACACTAGCAGATAATTGGACTTTAGATTTTATGATCTATAAGGATGCTACTGCTTCACAGACATTATCTCAGGCAGATCAAACTATATGTGGTATTGGTACAGCACAGGAAGGAACAGGTGGATTGTGGTTAGGATATAATATTGCTAGTGGTGAATTGCAGTTAGTTACTGCAAATAATGCAACTCAGTTGCAAAATGGTAGTGGAGTATCATCATCTCAGACTAACATGTATGCTGACAACTCTTGGCAGCATATAGCATTAAGTAAAGAAGGTAATTCAGTTAAGGTATATGTTAATACTGTATTGGTTATTAATGCAACTATAACAAATACTGCATGGGGTAATAAGAATCTATACTTTGGTAACCAAGAAGGATTTGGTGCAACTGCAACTGATTATAATAGTGCGTATCAAGGACAATTCTTTATTGATAACATTAGAATAAGAAATAGACCATTAGTTCCTACAGCTCCATCAGATTTTGCAAGTTTACCTCCAGCAACTATACTTGCCTTTGCTCATACTTGGGTGGATACTGCTTGGTTTACTAATAATATTACTAAGTATGACTATATTGATTATAAAGGATTTGGTTTAAAAGTAGATAAGAATGCAGATGCTGCAAGACTTGGAGATAAAGGAATACAAACCAATTCTCAAGTTAAGTTTACAAGAACTGCTATTGTTCCTGTTCTTGGCACTAACGCTACTGTAAGTAACGTTACATATGCGTTAGGTGATAGTGGACTTCAGAATTTGGATTATAATGAAGCAGATTCTAATCATACTGATGCACTTGGAAGTATTACTTACTCTACTGATGTTTGGTCATCTAGAAATGCTACTATTCCTGCTCCAGGATCTCAAAAAGTACAAGTTACTGCAAAAGTAAAAAATAGGTATTACTTTAATCAAGTAGACACAATTAAGATTGATAATATTCAAAAATTAACAATTAATCAGGAATTCCAAGTAACTATTGGTGCTAAGCTCAATTTAAAGAATGGTGCTTCATTTGTTAATAGTGGTTATATTACTGGTGTTGATAAACTGAATAAGCACATTTATGTTGCAGTTAATAATAATGATTGGTCTAATGATCTTAATATTGGTGAATTAACTACTATTAGGTTTGATGAACAAGATACTTATGGTGTAATAGGACCAAATGTTAATGATATTAATGAAATTAAGCAATATCAATTCCTTGCTGTTACTGATACTACTCCAGGAACATTTGACGTTAATTTAGCAAATTATGATGCTCCTAGTGATATTGGTGGCACTAATAACTTAAATCTCTTTGGTAAATTTAAACCTTGGGGCACTGAAGTTTATAAAGCTAGAATTTTAGAAACTTCTGGTACTTCTCCATATATTCCTGGATCTGTCATTGAAATTCCATCTAGTAGTCTTAGTTGGAATGCAGAATACTCTACTCTCCAAATAACTGGATTAACTGCTGTTGTTAAAATTGATTTAATAGCAGATCTTACAAAGATACTACAAGTAACTGCGGTTTCAAATAGTGATGAAGTTTATGTTATTACAAATAATTCTCATTATTTAAATACTGGAGATGTCATATATGTTGATGGAAACCCAACTACTCAAGTTGGTGCTACTGTTTATGATGAATACAATGGATCATTTACAGTTCATTCAGTAATTGGTATTAAAGAGTTTACTTATAAGTTAGGTGCTGTAGCAGTAGCTGGTCCTGCTACAATTCCTGGTAATGTTGAGATATTTGCTAAATCTCCAATATTGAAGCAATATTATGGACATCAATACATTTTTGATGTTAGTCACTCTACTATGTTGGGTGGAAACATCTCATTCTCTAAAGATAGTCTCAACAAACTTGAATATTCTTTCAACTCTATAGAAAGAATTGGTACCCCAGGAGTTACTGGTCAAGGATTACCAACACCTTCTGTAAAATTGAAAGTTGATGAAGGTATTGTTACTAATATTTCTTACTATTTTGATCCATCTAGGACAGGAGAAGAATCTCCAGTTGATCCAAATAGTTTCTTAGATATTGTTCCTTCTCCATATATCGGTACATTTGTATTAACTTCTACATCTGGAGGTACTATTACTACTGGTGATAATACTTGTAGATTTAAGTTAGGTAGTGAGCCAGAAGGTTCTGCAGAAACTGTTAATACAACATATCAAACAAGTTCTATAAAAGCAGTTGGTAGTATTGGTGATGTTAGAATTGTTAATCCAGGTGGATTCTATACCAAACTTCCTGCAGTAACTAGTATTATATCAAGTAGAAAAATTGAAAGGGTGCAAATTAATGAGCCAGGAACTGAATATCAACCAGGAGATTACATTTCAGTACCAATTGCTGGAGATGGTGAAGGTGGTTATGTTTCCATTAAAGTAGAAGATACTACAGATGATGAAGGTGATGTAACTCCAGGTCAAATTGTAGAGGTAACTGTTACTTCTCCAGGTAAAGGATATACTACAGCAAATATTGATATACAATCAATTCCTGGCATTCTTGGATCTGGATTGAGTGGATCTGGAGCAGATTTAGTAGTTGTTATTCCTCCATATGGCACAGGTGCTTCTATCTTTACTAAAGGTACTAATGTTGGTAAGATTAAGAAGTTAAACAATAACAACTTTGGTTATGATTATACTCATGACTATACACTTAGACCTGAGATTACATTCCCATTGAATGCTCAGTTGATTAATACGAGTATTCTAGAAAGTATTACTATTACTAACCCAGGATCTGGATATACTCAAGCACCTGTTGTTTCTATCACTGGAGGTGGTGGTAGTGGTGCTATTGCAGAATCTACAGTGAAGAATGGTAGATTGGATAGTATTATAGTTAAAGATCCTGGTGCTGGATATTCTACAGAACCTGTAATTAGTCTTAAGTCTTCATTCAACTATGTTGTTAACCTTGACTTGGGATTACTACAATTTGCTTATCCACATGGTATTACTAATGGTGCAGAAATTCAACTTAATGTAGTTGATACAGGAGATGGGGCAGATTTCCCAGTTGCTGCAGGTGCTATTGGTACTTTGAATGGTAACACAACATATTATGCAATTACAGGTGCTGCAAATTCATTAGATACCGATCAAATGAAAATTGCTCTTACAGAATCTAATGCTGAATTGGGTGATGCAATGCAATTTATTAACCCAGGTGTTGGTCGTCAACAAGTATTAACATCTTCATTTGGTGGTGCTGCTGAAGCAAATGTTATTACTTCTACTTTCTTAGAAGGAGAATTGCTATATCAGGGTGATACTTTAGAAAATGCAACTGCAACTGGATATGTATCAACTAATAGTGGTTGGCAGATTGGATCTAGAATCGTTAAGATTGTTAATTATGATGGTCTCTTTAATAATGGTCAGAAGATAACAGGAACAATTTCTAAGTCTTCTGGTGTTATTAGTGATATTAAGATTGCTAAAGGTGTCTTGGAAATTGGTCCTATTACCAAAACCACAGGACAATTTGTTGATGATGTTGGTAAACCTTCTGAAATTATTCAAAAGATTCAAGACTCTTACTATTATCAAGATTTCTCATATGCAGTTAACTCTTCTGTTTCAATTGAAGAATGGAAGAATACTGTAATTAAGAATGTCCACCCTGCATCATTTAAAGTATTTGGACAATTAGAAATTCAGGATAAGGCAGAGATTACTAATAAGGAAACTGATTTTGAATTAACTAAGTCAGTTGAATTGGCTAGAGATGCAGTTGTACCAAATATTCAAAGTTTTGCTCTAGGTGAGCCAATATACCAAGAATTCAATAATACTGAGGTATTATTCAGGCAGAAGAGATTGACTTCTTCTGAGAATATCTTGACCTCTGTTGTACAAAGAGTTGATAATATATCTGGTTTATTTGATGGTGAAAGAACTCAATTCCCACTAACAATTGAAGGTGAGAATGTAATTGCCAACTCAAACCAGTTGATGATTATTCTTAACGGTGTTGTCCAAACTCCTGAAGAATCTTTTAAAGTATTAAATGACTCTATTGTATTCAATGAGCCACCAAATTCAGTTGCTGCTGTTAAGTATGTTGATGTAACAGTTCAACAGATTTCTACTAAGGTATTCACTGTAACTAATGCATCTGGTATTTTCCCTAATATTGGAGATACTCTTAAGGGTGTAACTTCAAATGCTGAATCTACTGTTGTTGGAACAGCAGGTAATACAGTTACTATATTTGTAACTCAAGGAACATTCCAACTCAATGAAATAATTGAAGGTAGTGCTACTGCATTTAGTGGTTTACTTATCACTATTGTTGATGAAGTAAATACTGGATTGTTTAGATTTGGAGAGACAATTAGAAATATTGATGGTGATACTGCAAAAGTTGAAAGAATTAACTTAGCAACTGGTCAAGAAACTCCAATAGCAGATGTTAGATTCTCAATTGGAATAAGCACATTAACATTTGATGTTATACAAATTAGAACAGATGGTGTTGAAGCAGCTCTTCCTGAATATACTTTTGAAGTTGGTAGTCAATATCAGATAGCATCTGAAATTATGACAATTCAAAGTATTTCTAATGGAGTATCATCAACTACAATAGAAGTGCTTAGAGGTCAGTCTGGTACTACTGCTACAGC